ATACCGCTTCCCATGGACTGCGAAGGTGCCATCCTTCTCTATATAAATAAGGTCAATTTGGACACCTTTGGCATCCTCTGTAATGATTTGTATGGATTGCTGCCAGTTAGCTGTACCTCGGGTGTAATGGGCCTGTTTTAAGTCCATTAGGTGTCCAGCATCCACTCCGCGGTGTACACGTCTTAAAACCCCGTTAGAAGCCTCAGAAAAGGCACTTTGGCCGGCTCTATGCGTGTGTCCGCAAATTACATTTAGCCCCATTTTGCGGGCATGTGTGAGCGCCGTCATACCGGCGTGTGGACTAATGCTGCCTTCGTCTCCGTGAATGGCTATCCAGCCTTTAGCGATGGCGTATGGCTTCTTATGGTATTGAATCCCGAGCTCATCGAATCGCATAAACTTCTCGTAGCGCAGCTCTGGTAAGGCTAGAAAAGCCGGAATCTTTCTCATGATTACATTGTAAAGACGGTCCGTATGATTGCTGCGGGTTATATGGGCTTCCTTGGCATACTCGGTAAGGCCCCAGAGAATCTCGATAGCTTGCTCTCTGTCATCATCTAGGGTCTGCTCGAACCAGCCCATCTTATTCTCTTCCCATTTTGATACTTGGGGAAGGTCCAGCTCATCTCCGAGAATTACTACAGAGTCTGGCTTGAAAGCTTTAATGAACGCGGTTACGTTTCGCACCGCTACCGCATCATGATACGGAATTTGAAGGTCGGGAACTACTACTGTCCGCTTAATCGTCTTCATCCTCGTACGGAATGTTATCTATCTTATTCGGGATGTTAGGGAGAATCCAATCTGGGTACGAGTCTTTATCTAGAATCATCCAGAAAGCATCATCCGCGCTGAATCCGGCGCGTTTTAAGGATTTGTAATACTCATTAAGAGAAATACAGTAAGCATCCAGAGCACTATAAGTGTCAAGGTCTATAACCTTCTTTTGTCTAGTAACAGGCTTTTTCTTGGCTGTCATGACAATTATTATCTATCTAGAAGTATGTTGTAAATCTCATCGACACGCGTGTTAAGTCTCTTAATTTCAGAGAGTAAATGAGTAATAACGTACCCAGCCAAGCCGCCTACGATAGCCAAGCTTGCAAAATAAAGAGTGAAGAAGTCCGCTTGAGTCATTTCTTAGGGCTCGCGTATCCGAATACTCCAGCCACGATAGCGCCAAGAATTGAGCGGTAATCGAGAGCGAAGTTAGATGTAGTACCCCAGACCGCTAGGAAAGCGCCAAGTGACATTACATAAGGATTCTTCATGTTCATTTATTTATTCTCCTCTAGCATCGGTACATTAAATAGCGAGCCGTCTTTATCACCCTTGCTCGTAAAGCTGCAGTGCATGTGATGGCGGTGCTGATTGCTCCCCAAAAATTTACGCCAAGCCCAAGACTTCTTCGGGCTGGCAATAAGGCCATCAAATATGATGTAGGACAATCTGCCACCATCTCTTTTAGACTTGGCAAGTAGTCGTAGTTGGTCCGCAAGATAAGGCATGACGTCTGGCTTTGGTACTCCATGTAAATCCCTGTCAAGGTCAATCGCTCGCACGATACCATCCTTAGCAATATGGTCTGAAACACCACCTGCGACATGGCGTGCATCGGCAATCCAGCCATCGGAACGCTTGTCACGGTCTGGATATACACTGTTAACTTGCTGCCTTAGCGTTACACCAGCTGCGCATAACTTAGGATTCATGCCAATAGAGCTGTTACTTCATCTTGAGTTAGACCGAGCTTAGCCAATACTTCTAGCTTCTTAGTTTCGAGTGCTGCAGCTGCGGCATCTTCTTCTGCCTTCTTTTCGGCTGCTAGTTCTGCCTGATAGGCAAGTTCTGCAACTTCAGCATCGGTGAGTTCAATGATTGACTCCACGCCTGTCTCGCAGTTGATTTCGATTCGTGTTGGATTAGGCATTTTTGACTCCATATAGGTAGGCGGTTGAGTGTTGAACATAGTTCCCAGTATTAGCAGTTAGAGTGATAGAAGTAATTGCTGCCGTGTTAGACCATAATCCAGCGGCTAAAGCCATTGGAGTTCCAGTTGCATTGTTTTCAACTACCGTATCAACTGAATAAGACTTATTGGTTGAACCAGCATAATTAGGAATATAAATTTCGGTATTGCTAAAAGTAGATGCTGTGTAGCTTGAAGCATTTACCTGCCCTGCGTAACGATTAGGGGTATCGCTTGAACCGCTACCGCTGCCAATTCCTAAAAGCCTTCTCGAAGTAAAAGAGGAAGTTGAGCCATTGAAGGATAAGAGGTTGTCTGTATCAACTGCATCTAAGCGAGCAGATACTTTTAAGCATAAATCCGTAAAAGTGCTTGGGATTGAGCTGAAGGTAATTGTTGAGCTCCCACCTGAGCCAACGGTAACTGCTGCTATTAGTTCAAATGTATTAGGCATTATGCAGCCGCGATTCCGTAGAGGGTTGCCATCAATCCCGATGGCAAATTGCCAGTTCCAGCATTAATTTTGATTGAGTTAATTGCTGCCGTGGAACGCCATAAACCGACATTTGTTCCTACATAACTTGCCGCATCATCCATTCGATTTAGAACACTTTTGTAAGTAGTAGTATTTGAGTAATTCATAATGTTGTATCGCACTATTTCCCAACCGCCTGAAACTGTACCTGAAATGCTTGTGCGGTTTGAACCACGCGTGGAATAGGTAGTTGAACCATCTCCAAATAAAAATGTGTTTGAATAATTTGTTGCTGTGTCACCATTGAACTGATAGTTCATATTCTCCACATAAGAATTTGGATTGATGATAAGAACTAAATCCGTGTAAGTGCTTGGAATAGATGAAAAGGTATAAGAAGCTGCTGCACTACCCAGCGTTGTGGTCGCTATTGGGGTGTATGTTGAACCGGCTGCCATTGTTTACCCCTTAATTCCGTATAGTGCGAATGATGAATACTGGTTAAAATTTCCTGCGGCTGTTGTCAGGGTAATTGTAGAAATTGCTTCAGGAGTCTTAAACCATAAACCTGAGTAAAATGTGACATAGCCTGAGCCGTTACGGTCTGTTCCACCCAGTGAACGAATAGTCTTATTCTTTGAGGTGCTTTGATAATCCAAGACATCGCAGATAAAGACCATAGGGTTAGAAGTGTTACCCATAGTCATAGGCACTAGCGCTGTCGTTGATGTAGTTGCAGATGCTCCTACACTTGAACCGTCGCCGTACATATAATGTCGTGAGTAATTAGAGGCTGTGTCAGAGTTAAAAGTCATCAAGATATTATTGTCTGTACTTGAGGACAGATTGATAGACCTAATTTGAAGGTGCTTAAAGGTTGAAGGAATAGAGCTAAATGAGATTGAACTAGAACCACCTGAGCCAACGGTTACAGTCGCAATAGACTCATAACTGTTAGTTACAGGCGCGGTAGGACCGCCGTGTAAAGCTACTATGCCGTTAAGCATTATCCAATAGCCCCTACAACGTACCAAGTGTCTGTAGCTGTCTTGATACATGCGGCAGTCTTATACTGCGCAAGCGTTGGAGCCGCTGCAACTGCACCAGCTGAAAGAATAGTAGTAGTGCCAGAAGTAACAGCTGAAATAGTTACAGCTCCGGCACCCTTATTAAGCACTGTAATCACGGTACCGACTGGGTAAGCTACAGAAGCGTTAGTAGGAATCTTGAAGGCTACCGCTGTAGCTTTGTTCATAGGTACTAGCACTTGGTACTGGTCTGCTAGAACTGCAGTGTAATCCGCTGTCTGGTCTGAGCCGACTGAAAAAACCGGAAGCGAATTATAAGTCGCTGCGGTGAGGACGTCACCAGTATTTACAGGGAATGTAGCCATTTATGCTCCTAGTAGCTTAATGTTGAGACTCCGATTATACCGTAAGTAGAGCTCCCGATTATGAATGAATCAAGAATAGGCTCTAGCGTGGTGATAACGGCCGTCATGCGGTTGGGTGTGATATTCCAGCTAAGACCCTGACACTGCAGAGTTTTAACTATGGTTGAGCCGTCTGGCTGCGTGTTAGTGATTTTAAGATTATCGAAGAATTGAAGTCCGATAATAGTATTAGTAGGTACCGCTGGGTCCAATAAATCGACAGTGAGTTCATCGATTCTGATAGTGGTTTCTTTACGGGTGGCGGTATAGGCGCGAGCGATATTGGTAACTATCTCGTCTGTCTGAGCGATTAGGTTATCTTGGGTAATGCTGTGTGGGAAATACTTATCGATAGAAGATTGGTCATAAACCGTAATTGGGCTGCCGCCTACACGTGTAAAAGTAGATGAATTAATAATCAATTTATCGTCGAACGCGTATTTGATATTTTGATAAGGAATTCCACCAGTTTGGTTAAACTCGATAGGCGCGGCTGCTAGAGAGCTTGAGACTTCGGCCCTGCTCTTAAATACTGCCGTGCCACTGCCGTCCATATAGAACGCACCGGATTCTGAGAACTCGGCGTTTTTCAAGGCATCCAGAGAAGTTCTCTCGGTGGCTGGGTCTGCTACGCAAGTGTTAGCGCCTGTAGAGATAGTACGCATAGAAAGAGGAAACGAAACTTGGTCCAGAATCTTTCCGATTCTAGTTCCCGTATATTGGCCGGCTGTAGCATCGGCAACAGTAGTGACGTTAGCCATCTGGAAAAGTCTAAAAGCATCGCTGCAATAGATATCTACGTATCCAGTTTCTTGGTTAGTAGGGTACGAATACTTATAGTCTGTTACATAACCGCTAAAGAGGAAGTGCTCGTCTGTATCTGTAGTAGCTGATATACGAATCTTACGAAGCGGCGTTAGATAAGGATAATAGATACTGGTAGTGGACTGTGGGTTAAAGTTAGAATCTGGGTCTAGAACGCGTACAACAGCTGTACCAGCTTCGTAAGTATCGCGCTGGATGTTACGGCCACGGTTAATAGTAATCTGATAGACGTTAGGCGTAAGGTC